GACGCCTGCGGGATGCGGGCCAGGGCGTTACGCAGGTGGGCGGCGTCGACCTTGCCGTCGGCGTCGCGGACCGGGAACATGCGCTGCTTGACGCCGCCGCTGTCGGTGTAGACCAGCAGGAACGACGAGTCGGGCAGGCTGTTCACGAAGGCGGTCGACCACTGGGCCCGCAGGTACAGCGGGCGCATATCCAAGCCCATGTCAGGCTCCTTTCCCGTTCGCCGGCGCGGTCAGCGCCGGGGTCGGTGGCGGTGGTGGCGCCGACAGCTGGCCCGTAGCGGGCGCGGCGGCCACCGGCGGCGGCTCGGGCGGCGGGCCCGGCTCGACGCCGGCCGCCTTCAAGGCGGCGGCCATCTCGGCGTCCACCACCGCCATGGGGTCGAGGTTCTCGCGGGCCCGGATCTCGTCGACCAACAGCCACTGCGACGTCGGCCCCGGCCCGCCCAACGCCGTCTGGTAGGCCTGGTACTGGCTGAGGGTGTCGGTGCGCAGCACCGCCGACAGGTCCCATTGCAAATGTTGGCCGCGGGGCAGCAGCTCCAGCGACGCCGACTGCTCGAGGAGGCGTGTCCATGGCGCGATGGCGTCGTTGCGGGCTTGGATCTCTTCCATCTCGGCGTTTTTGTAGGTGCCGCCGCCGGTGTTGGCGCCCAGCTTCGACGGCGGCATATTCCACATGTTGGCGATCTCGATCAGCCCGTACCCTCGCGATTCGACCATCTGGCTGTCCACCGGCCGGTAGGCCACGGGCGTGAAATCGGTCAGCTCGTTGAGGACGGCCGGGGTGGGCGCCCCCGAGAACTTGGCCAGCCACGACGCCTTGACCTCGTCGGCCTGCTCCTGGGTGATCTCCGGGCGGTGGATTTTCAGGATCCCGGACGGCATCCCACCCGAGTTGAAGTACGACGCCGCGTAGCTTTGCAGCGCCAGGTTCATGGCGATGGCGTCGCCGTCGGTGTCGATCAGGCCCCGCCCCAGCGGCCAGCCGGCCCTGGCCGTGTGCGTCTTGACATGCCAGATCTCGGACGGGTCGTAGATCTGCCCGGCCACGTACCAGGCGGCGATATCGGGCGCCATCGGATTACCCGTGAAACGCACCGCGGCCAGCGTCGGGTGAATCGGCTTCAACGCCGTCGGCCAGCCCAGCCGGTCGGTGGCGGAGATGATGGAGATGGCGTTGCCGTACAGGGTGAGGCTCGACACCATGCCCGCCCAGAACGCCATGGGCGTCTGGCGGGGATCGGGCTGGGCCACCACCACCGGCTGGGGGTCGACGGCCTCGGTGCCGCGGTAGGCGGTGGTGGGCAGCATCCCCACCGTGCCGCACACGTAGGCGTGCGCCTTCCAGAACGCCGGCACGGACAGGGCGTCCGCCTCCGACGGCGCCGGCAGCACCCGGGTGGGCGGCCAGGTCTGCTCGGGACCGGCCATGAACTGGGTGGGGCCCAACACCGGGGCCACATGCGACATGGGCGACTGGTTCGGCGACGCCGCCGCCCGGTTCAGCAGCTGCGCCAACCCCACCCGGTCAGAGCCCCTGGCCCAGCTCGGCGGCGACACCGAACGCCAGCAGGCCGACGCCGCCGGCCACCAGCCCGGCCCACACGGCCAGCAGCCCGAACCCCACCGCCATGGCCGTCACGCCGAGTAGTTGCATCAGCACCGGCACATATCGTGCCACGCCGGGCGGGCCGGGTGGTAGGTCCTCGGCGGACCGGCCGACGTTCACAGGATTTGGGCCGTGCCGGCCCCGGCTTTGACCAGCCCCCAGTGCGCCAGGGTGACGGCCACCAGCGGGCTGATGTCGCCGCCGGTCTTGCGCGCCCACGCCCAGGCGTCGCCGAGGGGCCGCTTGCGGGCCGCGCCCACGGCCACGTTCAACACCGGCTGCTCCAGATGGCGGACCGCCCCTTCCACCACGGCGTCAAAGAACTGGCCGCAACCCTGAGCGTACTCCCGGGCTGAGACCGTCTCCGTGGGCACCCCACGGGCGGCTAGATCGACGAGTAAGGACCCGGCCGGGCCGCCCGGGTCGACCACCACCGGCAGCGGCCGCCAGCGCCTCTCCAGGCCGTACAGGCGCTCCACAACCCAATCCGTGCCGGGCCGGTGCTCGACGACCTCCACATGCCGGCGGCCGTCTTTGCGCCAGCCCGCCACCCCGATAGACGCCGCCTCGCGCGACGGCGTCACATCCACACAGAAGCACGGCAGCCCGGCCAGCTGCGACCGGGCGTCCCGGCACGCCTGCCACGACACCGGGTCGATCACCGGCCGGCCGCCCGACGCCCGCCGGTTCAGGTAGGCGCGGGCGAACTCGCCGGGCTCCATGGCGTCATGATCGGCGCGGATCACCTCCTCGGTCACCGTCCGCCCCAACGCCGGCATACACCCCCACCACGTCGCCGGGTCGTCCGGGTCGTCGTCGTCGCCCGCCGACCACTCGAAGTAGCACACCCCCGACCGCTCGCCCGCCTCCACCCGGGCCCGGCCGTCATCCACCCGGTCATGCAGAAAGAAACTCTCCTGGCCGCCCATCGTCGACACCACCCAGATCTGCGCCGCCGGGCGAGTCAGCATCGCCGGCCGGAACGCCTGCGCCAAACGCTCGTCGCGCTGCGCGAACGCCTCGTCGATCACCCCCAAATCCAGCGTCTGGCCATGACCCGACGACTCCCCCGACGCCGTGATCGACACCGTCGACCCCGTCGCCGGCCACAAGATCCGCTCCGAACCGTTCGACTGGCGCACCTTCACCAACCTGCGCAGCGGCGTGTCCCGCAGCAAATCCACCTGCTCCGCCCACTTCTCCCGGCTCGAGTTGCGGTCCTGGGCGGCGTACAAGGTCCGCTGCCGCTCCCCCCAGTTCAACGACCGGTCCACCTCCACCACCAGGATCAGCGTCGTCTTGCCGGACTGGCGCGGCACCGTCACCCGCACCTCCCGGAACGCCGGCCGCCCATCCGCCAGCAGCTCACCGGCCACGTTCGCCACCTGCGCCTGCCACGGCATGAACGGCTGGCCGATCAGCCGGGCCAACGACCCCAGCCGCCGGCCGATGGTGGGCCGCTCAGGACTCCGCGGCGTCGCCCATCTGGCGCTGCAAGACCGCCAGGAAGGCGGCGAGATCGTCGTCGCTGGTCGCAGAGGTCACCTCCCCCCGCAGCTGGCGGATCACCTGGGCGTAGGCGTAGGCCGTCTGCGTGACCGGCTCCTCGGCGGCGTCGATGATCTCCGCCAGGGTGCGCCCCAACGCCACCAGGGCGGCGTCCTGCCGTTCGATCCGCCCCACCGACCGCAGCGTCGCCACCGTCCGGTCGAACGCCGCCTGATTACGTCGCCTCGCGCCCATCCCAACCCCCATTGTGTCCGTTTTGCGGGCAACCCCGCCCAAAACCGGGGAGATTCAATGGCGTGCGTGATGAGCGGCCCGCCCGGCCAGGAAAAACGGGCCGGGGGGTCAGATCGGCTCGGTGTCGGCGTCGGCGTCGAACATGGCCACCCCGGCCGGGCCGCCCATGTGGGCGTCCATGATGTCGGCCATGGCCGTCGAGTGGCGGTCCACCTCTTCGGCCATGGCCGCAGCCATGGCCTGGCTCGGGTTCAGCTCGTCGCCCATCATCGACATCGGCTTCGCCTCCTGTCACCAGCGCCGCGATCTCGGCCCGATCCTACGCTCCGCCCGCAGCTCGTTGGTGATAGCGGCGCCGCCCACGCTGTTGTGGTGGCGGCAGCAGGCCCGGAGGTTGGCCAGGTCGTGGCCGCCGCCCGCGGACAGCGGCAGGATGTGGTCGACGGTCGTCGCCGGCCGCGGGCAGCCGGCCACATAGCAGCGGTAGGCGGCGGCGTCGAGCACGACACGCCGGTTGCGTTGGTACTGGCGGCGCTTGTACGGGTCGCTCACAGCTCACCGTACAAGCGCCACCGGGCCGCACCTGCCGCACCACGCCACGCCGCGCCGAGGCCAGCCATGCCGTACCTGCCGCGCCACGCCGTGCCACGCCGTACCTGCCATGCCATGCCTTGGCGAGCCACGCCGCGCCGCGCCTTACCTGCCATGCCGCGCCCAGCCGGGCCCTGCCAGGCCGGACCAAGCCGTGCCGAGCCGTACCTGCCATGCCATGCCTTGGCGAACCGCGCCGTGCCGCGCCTTACCTGCCATGCCGC